CCACTCTTTTATGTAAGGGCCTTTTCCGTCCGAATCGTCCTGAAGCAAAACGTCTTTCATAAAGTCAACTTCTGCTACGCCGTTATCGGCTGCATATTTACTGACCTTGCTTGATAGTGATGCCATAGTTTTCCTCCTTATTCTCCGTTATCTATAACAGTGTTTCCTTCTGAAATCCACTCTTGAATTAATTGATAGTCCGTGTTTGTTTCATGTATTGGAACTAAAAAAGTATTTGGATCCTCGTTTTGGTTGTGAACTTTAATACATTGTTTTTTACCGTCTAAATAAACATATTGAACAACACTATTATTTAAATAATCTTTATCCATTTTTATACCTCTGCATTTGCTGCTAATTTATAAGCAGCCCCACTATTTCCAATTCTAACTCTTACTGAAACTCCTGAAGATCCAGAATAATTTGAACCAGATGTCCATATGGCTAAATTATTATTGCCAGAATTTCCAGTTCCTCCGAAACCATCAAATAAATCTTGTGATCCATTTCTTAATGCAAGACAAAAATCTGTGCCTGTTGTTTGAACTACACTTGGCAAAGTTCTCATTGTTACTGGTAGAACTGGCATGATAAACATTTGACTACCATCATAATCAGTACCAACACACAAATCAACACTATCAGTATTTGGATTTGTTCCAGCACTTCTATTATAAATACTATGATAATATCTTTGACATCTTTGTAAATTTACATCAAAAGGCAAAAATTCAAAATCAGAAGCGGACGAACCAACTTCAAGTTGAACACCAGTAATCAACCATTCCTGATCATTACTCGCATCGTATCTAAATATTCTTACTTCTATTCCAGTTGCACACGCATCTGTCACTGTAAAAGATGGAAAAGTAATTCTATTCCAACTTGTAGTAATTGCTTGTCCAGTTAGTGATGTTAATAAAGTCAATCCACTAAAGCTATCAGTTGAATTTGCTCTGTAGACTTCAACAGAAACATTAACAGTAGATGTGCCAGTATTTTTTACATAAGCTGACAAAGTGCAAGTTTGACCTAATGCTGATAATACATTTTTACTTTCAATTCTTTGTGCACAAATCCCATAACCAGATGATCCGCCAGTGGTTCCAGTTACTTCAAATGAGTTTGAAAATCTTGCATCTGGTGTATCTGTTTTTTGCTCTTGTTGAGTTCCAGTGCTTAATCTCCATCTATCAACTGTTTGATAACCAGTAGAGCTAGAAGTTGTTCCTCTTTGAGCTATACTCATATCTCCATTTATAAAAAGATTTTTAAAATTTGGATGTAAAACACCAGCCGCTACTTTAGCACTTGTTACCGCGCTGTCTGTTATCGATGCTGATACTACTTTATCTATTGCCATAATTATAATGCCTCTATTTCTGCATCAGTTAATCCTAATGCTTTTAATTTATTTTGTGCAGATATTTTGTCATTTGCTTTTTGTGTATCTGCATCTTTTAATTCTTGTATTTTAGCATTTATTTGAGCTTCACTGGGTATAGTTGCACCATCTTTAATAATCTTAATGTATTTATATTGCATACGATTTTTGTTAGGAATTACATTTCCCTCATCATCATGTGTTTTCCAACCATACCAATTAGGTTTATCTAAATTAAAACTGTGTAAAGCTGTTTGAAAATAATCTAATTCAGTCATTTTACGTATCTCCTAATTTAAAAAATGTAATAGCTGTCCTATTTCTATCTGTTTCACCTCTAACATAACTTCCACCACCTATAGAATGACTTACTAATTTAACTTTGTGTGTTGAAGTATTTGTTACATCAAAAATAAATCTATTGCTGACAGTAAATTCATTTGCACCACCACTTTGATTTCCACTAGAAACAATAGCAGCATCGCCATAATTTGTTCCATCTGTTGTTGTATAAATACTAACATTAGCAGCATTATCAGCAACAATATAAAAGGCGACAGTAAGCTCAAGATAATAAATTCCAGTAGAAGGAAAAGTAAAAATACCAGAGCTTTCGGTCATGCCAGTTCCAAGTTGTCCAAAACCATCTGTATCAACTCTTTCAATATTTGTTGTAATATCTTCGCTTGTATCTGCTGCTCTATTTGCACTTAATCTAAATTGATCTGCCATAGCTAATCCACCTTGAGCTTTAATGTAAGAATAATCTATTCTTTTAAGAGTGCCAGCATCTGATACTAAAAATTCGTCTGTGTCTGCGGGCTCGGCCGCTAATTCTGTTTGTCCAGAAATAACATTATCATTAAGGTGTTCACTTTCAACAGCATCATCTGCTATCTTTGCTTCTGTTATTGCATCTGCTGCTATCGCTGCAGTGTTCACTGACCCTGCTCCAGGTGCATTTGTTGCAGTTGCTCTACCTAAAAACACACAATACATTTCGTCCGTGCCGTTTGTTAACGCTGCGGATAGTGTAAGAGTTGTGCCCGATGCAGTGTATGCTTTACCTGAACCAGGTTCCTGAACAATATTGTTAATTACAAGACGAATATCATTTTCGTTATTTACGGAATGCGATAGAGTGTACGCAGTTTGAGAGTTAACAATAGTAAATACTTGTCTCTCAAAACTTATGAAACTTCGTGCTGGGGCGTTTCCTAAATAGGCCATGAATCTCCTTACGTACTAATTGCATCGACAACAGACATCCAAACACTTAAAGAACTTGCCGTGTCGGATTGTGCTTTTACCACGTCTCCCGATTCAATTACTATTTTACTTCCACCGTCTATCAGCTCTAACGATCCGCCAGAAAC